AATATATGAACATTCTGCTTTTGATTTACAGTAATAAAGTATTTGTCTAGTAAAATTTTCTGGGCCTAGTGTGTGTATGTCTTTTTTGAGTTCGTCGTTTGAGCCATAATACTCTTGCCAATCGCTGTCTATTTTGCTTCTGATCTTTTTTTTCCGTTTGTTGCCGTTTTTAAGTTTTACTGTTTTTACTGTAGTTTTTGAAAATTTGGCTAGTTTTTTTCCTATGTATTTGCGCCCAGATACAGTATTTGTTATCAAATACACAAATCCTACACAATCCTCAGGAAGTGATTCCACAATAGTGGATTCGAATAGCCATGACATACAGCTATAATTATCTCAATTATGTATTTTAAATTTATTTTGTTGTTTCAAATGCCATCTTATAAAATCTACATCTAAAACATCAATCGTTACAAGCTCATTTTTTCCCCAAAAAGTATTTTTATTACTACAAATTGAAAAAAGTAAATTTTGATTAACTTCAATAAAACCAATTTTTAAACTTTTAAGTATAATATATTTGTCCGCAATAATTTGTCCCTCGGAATCTAACCGAGTGTCATGATTAGGATCTTTTCCAGATATTTTGAATTTCAATTGTGTTGGCAAGTCAATGAAAGTAGTAAGTATCAATTGATTGTCTAGTACATTAGAATATTCCTGTAACAACACGTTGTCAGAAAATACTTGCATGTTCATTGTGCCATTACAATGACCAAAGATAAATTCGCAGTCTAATCTAGTATTCATCGGTATGCATCACTAATGAAGCAGATTCTTGATTGTCCAAAACAGGATAACCTAAATTCTTAACTAAACTATGTAATTCTTGAAAATAATCTAATCTTTGCTTGGTTGATATTTTAAGATTTTGATTTATCCAAACACTAGGATAAGGTCCTTGTTTGATATTATATTGCATTGATTTTCTAGCCAATTCAGTACCTGGAAGTATGCTAGCGATGCTGAGATTTACATATTTGATATTTTTTATAAATTTTGTACGATCTCTAAACCATTGTTTGGTATATTCATAATCTTCTAACGTTTCATGAGGATAAGCTACAATTAAAAGCAAAGCAATGGTATATCCATACTTTTGACTACATTCTAAATGATAATCCAAATCATCATTACTATATGGCTTACCCATATTTTTTCTTACTTCGGCAATCACACTTTCTATGCCTACCCAAATACATCCTTTACTTTTGCCTAATAATTCCATAAACTCTAAATTATGATTGTTCATACTGCGGATAATAAAATATCCACCCCAAGTTATTGGAATATCATTTTTATCATTATATTCACTAATCAGTGCAATTAATTTTTTAAATTCTTTCATGTTGCCATTAACCAAACTGCTTCTAAATTGAAAATTGTATATCTTGTATTTTTCAATTTGATACAACATTTCAGAAAAGATAGAGTCAGCAGTTCTGTATTGATATTTGTCCCAGAATTCAATTATATCGCAGAATTCGCAGTTTTTTACACATCCTTTACTATCAATAATAGGAATGTCTGGATTTTTATATAATGAAAAATCATAATCTGAATAATCTGGAATAGGAATTTGACTCAGATCAACTCGATTCCACGATAAGTTGTTTATTCCGGGATAGTCACGATTGCCTTTCAAATACTCAGGAAAGCTCAATTCTCCATCGCCGTGTATGATATCATCAACCAATTGCAACTGTTTGATAGAATTATAAAAATCATAATTGGAATCAGCAGCGAAATTTTTTATTCCTGGCCCACCAATTACAATTTTGGCATCAGGACAGATTTGTCTAAGTTTAGCACATATCCATCTGGTAGCTATTTGACCAAGGAATGTTAAAAGACTTAGAGCAATAATTTTAGGTTTATAGAATTGTATTCGATTAGCACAGTAATTGACAATACTAGTTAAATCATCAACGATGTCATTATGAATTTCTTGGGTTAGAAAAAAATTTAAGATTATATCTTTATTAGGATTGTGTTCAATTAAGTTTAAAACTTCAATGTTTAGATCTAATGCAACACTATCGAACCCGTGTTGAGCGGCAATGGCCTTGAGATATCCGGGTGCCATTAACATCTCTGTGGTATCAACATAGGGTACAGCAGCAATTACTATGCTCATACTATGAATTATAATATTTCAACATCTGTATTATAGCTGGTAAATCCATTTTCTTTAATTACAGTTAGGACATTATTTACACGACCAGCCAATTCATCTTTATGAGATACTAGCCATACACTGCGATTTCCTTCTCTACTCATTTTCTTTAGAATAGCTAAACTGTTTTCTACACCTGAACTGTCCATCCCAGTGTCAATAACTTCGTCAATGAATAACAAATTAATAGGTTGATATAAACTTTCCCAAACATCTCTAAATGCCCAACTCAAACTTAGAATTAATCTGTTACGCTCACCTCTACTTAAATTGTCAAAATCAAGTTCTCGACCCAGTTCCTCAATACTCACAGTCAAATCATTCAAAAACTTAACTGTATGTGGAAGCCCAATACGATCTAAATATTGGCTCAATCTTGCGTTTAGATAACTTAAGTTTTGATCAATAATACGCTTACGTATAAAGCTATCTTTATTTGTTAAAAGTTTAAGCAAAAACTCTTGATGCTCGCGAACATTAGCAAGTTCGTTTATTAAATCATAATTTATTGTTTCAAGTGCTTGTGTTTCCATTTCACGAATCTGATCGGCATATGGATCCAATTCTGAACTCTTAGATTCTAATTGTTGGAGCAAATTAGCTACAGTGTTTCTATGATTGATAGCATCCTCTTTGTTGTCGTAAAACACCTGCGGCGGCCTATCTGGATTACCAATTGAAACTAGAGACTCGATGTGAGTTTGTAATTGTTCGTCGTTGGCAAGATATTGCAAACTAGTTTCTTTCAGCGTACTGCGTTTTTCCTGTAACACTTGTTCATGCTTGTCGTCGTGTATTGCCTGACCGCAAGCATAACACTCATGCTTTTCTAATTTTTCAATTTCTAATTTTAACTTATCCAACTGTTTCAATAGTTTAACTTGCTCAGTTTCGCAAGCAATTTTCCAGCGAGATATTTCTTTATGTTTGTTTGTCTTGGTATTATACTCGTCCAGTAAATCGTGATTAGCAAGTTCTTGATCAATGTCCAAATCTCCTACAACCTCTAAAGCCTTTTTGAGTTCTACAATTTCGTTAGCTTGTTTAGTGGTCCATAATGTTTGCCTACGACGTGTGGCTTCAATTTGTTCTTGAATACGTGCATTGGCATCTGTGACTGCTTTTATACGATATTCTTCTTGAGTAATGGCGTCTCGTGTTGCTTTAAGTTGTTCTTTAAGTACATCTGCTTTTTCACTTAGCATGGTAATGCCAAGTAACTGTTCAATTATAGTTCGTTGATCATTGGCCTTTAAAGCCAAGAAAGGTTCCGTGTAAGTGTTTAGCGCCACAATGTGTTTGAACATATCGTGACTCATGCCCAGCATGCGTTCAATTTCTGCTTGGGTTTCTCTCGAATCACCTTGACTTTCGTCCGTGATCTGTTGTTCTTGGCCACCTACATAAAATGCCATGGTGTTGGGCTTACGACCGCGTTCAATCCTATAGTCTATACCATCTTTTTGAAACTCAATGGTAACCAACATGTTCTTACCATTTGTTTTGTTGATAAGATTGTCTTTACGAATATTGGTAAGAGCACTACCATACAGTCCATAACTTAGTGCATTGATAATGGTAGTTTTGCCTGTACCATTGCGAGATCCATCACCCCCAAGATCTAAATTTTCTCCAAGAACAAGTGTTAGATCTTTTCGATCAAAGTTCACCGCTTGCGTGGCATTGCCTACGCTCATAAAATTTTTAACTGTTAAATTTTTTATTTGTAGCATACGTTATAACTTTAGCATATTTGCATGTAAATCACAAATGTTTTCAATAATTGTTTTATCAATGGTGTTTAGATTTTTAGGACGAATCTGTAACCGTGTAAATGTATTTCGAGTGGAAAATTGGGAGTGTATGTTGCTCTAATCAACTGTTCCAATTCTTCTTTGCTACAATTTGGATCAACAATCTGCAAGCGATCAATCTCAAACATTTTCCTTGCTTGACCGGACCATTTTTCCTCGCTCGAAGCATGTAGTTTTTTTTCTAAAAAAGATTTGCCTTCAAGTGCTAAACCAATAGTTATATCAACAAACAAATCAAATGTTTTTGAGTGTGATCTTTCCATCAACGTCAAAACATTATCTTGCAATAGTATCGGAAATCTTCGACATTCCAGTATCGCACCATTATCGATATTTTCATTCATTAAGTGTGCTGTTACACCATAAGTGTGAGCGTTTTCGTATAAAGCCCAGGTTAAACTTCCACTACCAGGATATTTGGTGGGTGCTGGATGAAAGTTTATGGCCGCAATTGATGCTCGGTCTAATAGAGATTTTGGTATAATAAAATAGCTTCTAAAACAAAGAATATATTCGCCACTCCACTTATCTATATCTGTTGGCAAACTTTCGCCTCTATTTTTTGATATAACAATTTGAACATCAAATCCAAGATGTTTGAGATGTTCAAGTGCTTGTTGTGAATATTGGCAATTGTAGTTTGCAAAAAACAACACTTTTGTTTTATCTTTACACATGCTTATTTTTGTCTGTTCATTAAATTACTGAAACACGCTTTTTTCAATTTATTAATTTCGTTATTACAAAACTCGTTTTTATAATAATTAAAATTAAAATCTATTATTTCTTGCATATCAGCATACATGTGTTGTAGGTCAGTAATAGATTGATTTGATATATATTCAATTATTGATATAATTTTTTTACATCTTTGTGTAGGATCTTTTATAGTATCGTAACTTTCGTCCCACCATTTATCAAAAGTTTTGAATCCAAAATCTTTCAGTATTTGCAAACTGCCGTAACTTGACATTAACACAAATGGTCTTTTGGCAATAATTGGTTTAAATGTTTTTTCTCCCATTACATAAGTGGGGTAATGAAATGTACTTTCAGTAATTACATATAAAAATGCCTGTTGAGATAATTTTACTGCTAGATCTCGATATCTGCCATACGTGTCATGAAAATTTTTAAATTCATCTACACAATTTATATTTTTTAAACTTTCTAACACTTCAGGGTCTTTCACTACCCATATATCATTAATTCTACTAGAGTCAGTAGCATATAAAAATCTTAAAGATGGAGGACAAGCACCATTTGAAGATTTTGATCTCAAGGTTGCTTTTTTTGGTTTCGGGTCACCAAATGCTCCATAACTGATGATACCTTCGTTTAGTAAGTTTTTGCTCACTAACATTGAATACAACATTGCTCTATGAAATCGTTTGACACCATTTAAGCAAATAAATTTTCGTGAAATCAATTCTACGTTATTTTTTACATCATTTATATTGAAATGAATCAACGGTTGCAAACCATTTGCAATATGTGAAATTCTACAGCTATCATTGGTTTCTTGCATACGCAATGTTTCTAGTTGATTATCTAAATTTTGTTGTGTAAGTATCAAACAAAAATAGTTTGGTATATCTAGCGAAACTAATAATCTTTGTAAGTTTCTTAAAGTTAAACCAGGTTCATCATTTGTAATATAATATTCTGTGTCGTAATGTAAAAAAATAAAACGGTAATTTGAATTATAAGAAATTTTTTTCAGTAGTTTGATTTCGTTGTAGAGATCTAGCATTCGATAGTCATAGTCTAATAAATTAAAAATGACATCAAAATCAAAGTAATTTTGTAAAATTTTTTCAATATTAGTATTCATAAACTTTGAATTGTTTTCCGAATACCTTGAGCAAATGATCTACATGTGTAAGTCGGTAATAAAGTTTTTAATAAAGAAATATCCGGCGATCTTTTTAAACTACTGCCCGATCGGCTAGGTAAAAGAACCCAATCTGGATCAACAATGTTTAAACTTCGACTGATAATCTTTGCAGCATCGAGTATGAGAATTTCTTGATCACTTCCGACATTTACAACCTGTAAGTTTGCTTTGCCAACCAAATTAATTGTGGCGTATATCGCATCAGTTACAAAACAAAAAGTTCTAGTTTCTTGTGGCCCAATTACTTCAAAAACTCCTTTTCGCTGATTGTAAATTTGATCAGCAACAAAATGGCCAGACTTACTTAAAGGCCCATACACATTATAATATCTAATAATTGTCCAAGGTAAATTGCTATTGCTTAGATAATTTTCAGCAACTATTTTGGGCAGTCTATAACTCCATCTTGCGTTATGTATGTTATCAATAGTGACTGTGGTTTTTTCTAATATACCATTTTCCGTAGATCCAGCAACTACTTCGCTGCTGCTGGCATAAATTAAATTTTTCAGTTTGGTACATTTTTCCGCCCAATTAAACAGTTTTAAATCACAATTCAAATTGTTTGTTAAAACAGTTAATGGTATTGAATAAAAATAATCAGTGCCGTTGATAGCCGCCATGTGATAGATTACATCAAAATCAATTGGTAGAGTATCTAAACAATCAATTAAATCCTTTTCAATAAAAACGT